TTAACAACCTATAAGGAGATTTTATAATGGGTGGTCTAGGTGGCGGTTCAAAGCCAAAGAAACAAGCAGCACCAGTGAAAGCAGCAGCACCAGTAACAAGAGAGAATGAAGCTGTGCAGTCTGCAAAGCAAGACGAGATACGCAGGGCTTATGCTGGACAAGGAAGAAAATCAGCTAATTTATTACAAAGCTCTAAAGCAGGAAGCGAAAAGAAATCGCTACTAGGTTAAGCTATGAATTATGATGCAGAGGAATTAATAAAACTCTATGAGTCATTAAAGTCTGATAGAGAGAATATGTATAGTATCTGGGAGGATTGCCGGCACTATTACGATTCTGAAAAGCAAAACATGCAGCCCGACAGAAACACAGTGGAGCCAGAAAAGACATCTCCACTTAATAGCGTTGGTTATGATTCTACTTTTAGATTTGCTTCTGGTCTTCACTCCAATACATATGACGCTGGTGAGCAGTTCTTTACATTTAAAGTAAGCCAAGCTCAATTGGGTGAAAATGAAGACTTAATGAAAGATTGGGCTATTGATGCCGGTAAGATCTCTGACACTTCTTTTAATATGATCTTAAATTATGTTCGCCTAAATACTGGCGTTATATATTTTGAGTGGAATGAAGAAGAAGGAATAGTATTTAAAGAGATTCCTATCACTGATTGTTGCATTGCTGAGGATTCACGCGGTATTATCAGCACAATGATAAGAGAATATAAGTACACAGCTAGACAGGCTTTCGAAAAATGGGGCAATGATTGTCACTCAGAAGTCATAAAAATGGCTAAGGACTCACAAAGAGCCAATGAAAAGCTAACTTATTTACACTTTGTTATGCCAAACAAAAAGTATAATAAGGACTCTAAGGCTTCAAAGGATCTACGTTTTAAGAGCTGTTATGTTAATAGGCAGTATAAATATAAAGTTGAAGAGGGTGGATATAGCTATTTTCCTTTTGCTGTTCCTAGATTCCTGAAAGATAATGCTACACCTTATGGGCGTGGGCAGTCTTTCCCGGCACTTGATATAATGCGCACATTAAGCCAAATGTGTAAAAATATTGACGATGGTGTAGAGCTTAAGACAAATCCGCCTGTTTTCGCTTATGGGAATGTTGAAGAGGGTGATATAGACTTAGAGCCTGGAGGATGGAATAACTTAAGCTCAGAGTCACAGGTCACGCATTATCAGTCAGATATTGACCTACCAGCAGCAGACGCGCGGGAGATTCGCAAAGAGGAAGAAGTTAGGCGAATGTTTTTCAATGATGTTTTTGTCACCATTGAGGGTGAGGCGGCTTTAAAAAATGTAACGGCTACAGCTATTGACTTTCTTCGAGCTGAGAGAATACAAGCTTTATTGCCTATAGTTAACCGCCTGTACACTGAGTTTTACGATATTGTAACAAAAGGTGTGCTATTAATCCTTATAGAAAACAGAGAGATAGAACCGCCACCTGGAATTAATATCAAAAATCTTCGTGTTGAGTATTCTAATAAGTTAGCCCAAAAGCTTAAGTTACAAGAGAGTGCCCAAATCCTACAAGGAATCATGGAAGTTCAAGATATTCAAATGCGTATGCAGGAGGCACCAGGCTTAAAACACTTGGTAAATGTTGACGAAATAGCCCGTGATTTATTCAGAGCTAAGAATATTCCTTCTAAATACATCAAAGACGAGGATGAAACAGAAGAAGCAAGAGCACTTGAAGCACAAGCACAAGCTGAAATGATGCAACAACAACAAATGATGGATCACATCGGGCAAGCTGACCCAATGAAAGCGCCTGAGCCTGGTTCTATGATGTCGGAGATGGAGCAATAATGAGGATGGAAGAGAGGCGAGAACTTTTTCAATCTGTGTTTAATACTCAGTTAGGCATAAGAGTTATTGAGGAATTAGAGAAGCAGACTAATTTTAAAAATAGTTCTTTCAACATCGAGCCGTTAAAAATGGCAAGAGATGAAGGCAAGAAAGAAGTATTAAGATTTATCAAACAACAACTAGAGGCGAAATGAAATGGAACAAGCAGAAGCAGCACCAACAGAACAACCAGCAGCAGTCGAGTCAGCAGCACCGGAACAAGCGCCAAGTGAGGCACCGGCAGCAGTTGAATCAGCCAACCTTATTGGATCAACACAAGAGCCAGTAGCGGCAGAAAGCCCAGAGTCTAGCTTTTTGGATTCATTTAGCGAAGAATACCGCAATGATCCAAACATAGCTAAACATAAATCTTTCGATTCAATGGCTAAGTCTCTGATAAGTGCTCAACAAATGTTGGGCAAAAAAGGCATAGTAAAACCTGGAGAGGATGCAGACGAAACAGCTTGGAATGATTATTATACGCAAATTGGTAGACCTACTGAAGCCAATATGTATAAGTATGAGCCGATTGAAGGTGCCCCAGAAGTAAGCGATGACGACATGGCGCAATACCAAGAGTTTGCTTACAATCATGGATACACACAAGAGCAGTATCAAGCCGGTATTGAATTCCAATATGAGATACAGCAGCAAGCACAAGCACAACTAGAGCAAGAAAGGCTACAAGAGTCTCAACAAACAAAAGCCGATCTAGTTCAAGAGTGGGGCGAGTATGATTTTGAGCCTAATTTGCAAGCTGCTAACCAAGCTGCCCAAACCTTAAAGATAGCTGATTTATTAATTGATAATGGATTAGCCGGCAATAAAGAAGTCATTAAAACACTTTATGAGGTTTCAAAGTCTTTAGGATCTAGTAAGATTGTTGGCGAGCACAAAGTCTCTGCTGGTAACTTTGAAGATCAATTAGCAGCATTGAAGTCTAGTCCTTATTATAACGATAAGATGAATCCGGATAAGTCTGGTGCCATTCAGAAACAGATAGATGATCTTTATAAGAATCATTATCCTAAATTGAAGTAATTTAGATCTTATTTGATCTTGAGCCTTAGTTGTAGATTCAGCTAGGGCTTTTTTATGTCTGCGCTATAAATCAGCTATTCGCCCAAAAAAGAAGAAGAAAGAAAAACCGAGTAAAAAGAAAGAAGAAGAAAGCGTAGTATAGCCTTAAAAAAAGACCCATGTCAAATCGTGTTTTTGCGATTGATCAAAAAAGACATGTGATTATGTCCTAAATGATCAGATATGACAAATGAATATTACATTTATGTAACTTGAATAATCTATAAATAATATTTATATTCAAATAAGGATAACCCAAGCGGCCCTGTTTTTTCATTAAGACACGGCCCCTCTCTGAGACAAGGCCAAAAAACATATTGTTATAATTGGCCTAAAAAGGAGAGTTCCATCATGGCACAAGAATTTGACGAACATTGGAAAGTTCAATATCGCGACAACATCACTCTATTAGCTGGTGAGCTTCGCGAATCCGCAGCATATAAATACATGGAAAAAGATTCTAAGCGCGGTGAAATCGTGTTCTTAGATTCAATGGTAGAAGATGACGAAGCGACAAGCACAGCTTTAACAGATGCTACTTATTACCGCAAGAACTATGAGACAATCGGTTCACCGACTCTTGCAGACTACACCAATATCAAAACCCCTCACATGGAAGTTATCCGTGAGCGTACAATGCTTACACCATTCCATAATGAGTATGGTTACACGTTCAGAAGCATTGATGAAGTAGCTGAGAACAGAATGGAGAAATCACGCATTATCCAAATGTCTATGGGCCGCATGATGAAAAGACGAGAGAGAGTTATCATGGATGCTCTTTTCCAAGACTCTGTGCAGCGTGGTAAAGACCAAGGCGTTGTTACTCCTGTAGCTCTTCCGGGTTCACAGAAAGTAACTGAAGCTTCAGGACTACTTGATAAAGATGTTATCAACGAAGTTAAACAGAAGTTTGAAGACAATTATATCGGTGCAGTTGGTGAAGATGAGCCTATCTTCATGTTTATTTCACCTGAGCAGAAAAAGAACTTAATTGAGCAGTCCGGCGATGTTCTGCACAATAAAGATTTTATCTCTAGTTCTGGTCACTTCGAAGGCGCAACTATTCCAAACGTGTATGGCGTACACCTAATAGTCCACCCACTACTAGCACTTGGTAGAGGTTACGAAACTGACGGTGACGGTGCGGGCGATTGGTCTGGTGGTCGTGCGGTTGCATTTACTCCTAAGTGGGGTGTATTCAATCAGTTTGACGGTCTAACTTCTGATCTTGATAAAGATCCTGGTGAGAGATTCCAGTACAAACTATACTGTCAGGAAATGATAAACGCGGCCCGTGTAGATGATAAACGTATTGTTCACGTGAGATTCGGTACACAAGCTTAATAGCTGCCTAACCCTCAGCCTCAGAATTTGACTCGCCTCGGTTCTGGGGCTGACTTGTATAAGGAAAAAATAATGTCACTTGCTACCACACAAACAGATATAGCAAACCTGGCTCTTAAGAGTCTTGGCGCTGAACCAATACAAAGTATTGACGCGGCTGATTCAAACTCTCGACTTGTTAGGACTTTTATTGATGAGGTTGCTAGGCAAGTGCAAATAGATATAAATTGGCCGGAGTTATTAACGGTTGATTACCCAACACAGTACAAAGAGAATTTCGGCGATAGCGAGTCTTTGTACCGTTATCAATTGCCAGAGAATTTTCTAAGCCTAGTTGAGATCAGTACTCCTTTATACTGGGAGATAAACGGAAACGCTTTAATTA